ACTAACCCTACTCTCTGGAAGCAAGCAATCGCAAAGGCAAAAGCAAAGTTTGATGTCTATCCCTCCGCTTACGCAAACGCTTGGGCATCCAAGTGGTACAAAGGCGAAGGTGGTGGATGGAAGAAGGTAGAGGAGTCACTAGAAGAAGCAATGAGTGGTGATAAACTTCTTGGTATCTTCAACAAACTCAAGAACAAAGACACCGTTGAGATTAAGTTCGATAGTGGAATCCGCAAGGGTAAGGAATATCAGAAGTTCGTAGTCACAAGTGGCAAGAGAACTGTTGGTAAAGCAAGAGTCGAACGAATCATTATGAAATCAGTAGACAACCTACGCGGTGTTGCATACACACTCTACAACCGAAAGGGTAATGTTACCCTCGCTGTCGGTGATATGGGTGTGTCCATCGTTGACATCAAAGAATCCGTTGAATTGGATGAGGTTATGAGTGACAGAGAGATGGAGAGGTTCACGAAAGCCCATACCGCTCTGCATACAAAATATCACAAACAGGCATTGGAGATTATTAAGTTCATCGACAGTGTAGCAAAGCATAAAGATAAATGGACAGATTCATTTGGTGATTATGTTACTGCAAAACTACCCAAACAATTAAAGTTGTCCAGCCCCAACACTGTTGAATATCAACAAGGTAGAGGTAGAGGTGATTGGTCTTTCCTTATTCAAAATGGTAAGGTAAGATATAACAACGCAAATATGCCTTGGAAGCCAAAGAGCGGTGAACTTGCATTTGATAAGTTTATGCAGATGCTTGATATTTGGAAGAAGGAAACCCTGAGAGAATCCGTTGATAATCCTGAGTACGATGAAGAACTCGGCAAGAAGAACATTGGCGAAGCAACTGCCTGGGATAAGATTACTCACGTTAAAGACAAGAATGATGCCCAGAAGATTCACGGTATGATTGTTGATACGATGACTGCCAATCTTCTCCACAAGGTACACGATGCATTGAACGATACCAACAAGAAGAAGTTCGTTGCTGCCATTGATAAGAATGCGGCGGGAATGAAGAAGATGGTTGACTTCGCCTACAAGCAAGTCAAATAGAAAAGCGGGGTTCCCCCCGCCTTAAAGTATTCTTAGAGTTTTGTTTTATTCTGTTGGCACAGATATTTATGGTGTATAAATAGAGTGTGGCAGATAAAAATTCCAACTTTGGAAGAATAACTTGACTTTATACTGATGTGAGGGTAGAATATATAAATTATGATTACTAACAAGATTTTTAGGCATAGAGATTTGGAATCGGCATTCGACGACCTGCCTGTTGAGCAGAAGTCGGGACTCCGTTTCTATCAGTCCCCCAATGATAAATGGCTTCCCAGTGTGACAACTGTGACTGGGTGGAGCAAGCGTGAGTTCTTCGCAGAATGGCGAAAGAAACCAGAAAACCGAAGAGAGTCTGGTAGATGCCTCAAGAGAGGCAATCAACTTCATAGTCTTATCGAAGATTATATAAACAATACCGAAGACTTCATCTCGGAAAGAGACCCTCAAAATATAGAACTGTTCAGACAGTTACAACCAGAACTTGACCGCATCGATAATGTCTATGCACAGGAAGTTCCTCTTTGGTCAGAAGCAGTAGGTTTGGCTGGTAGAGTAGATTGCGTAGCAGAGTTTGATGGTAAACTGTCCATCATTGACTTCAAGGGTAGTACGAAACCCAAGAAGGAAGAATGGATAAAGAATTACTTTCATCAAGCAACAGCATATGCTATAATGTTTCAAGAGAAGACAGGAACACCTATAAATAACATTGTAATACTTGTTGCAAACGAAGATGGAACAAATCAAGTATTCCAAAAAAACCCAATACATTATGTACAGGGACTTTACGAAGACATTAAATTATTTTACGAGGACAACCAATGAATCTAGGAATGGTTTCAAATTACGTTAAGGCTAAATGGTCAAAGGGTCTAACAGATAAGAAGGTTGATGTCAGCACAAAAGACATTCGACTCCTTAGTTGTTTTGGTAATGGAGATGACATTCCAGTGTGTCCTGGCTTACGTCCATCCGACAGAAAGATGGGTAAGTTTTATTGCGGTGAGTGTGGGTGTGGAGACAAAGCAACCACTTGGTTGAATGGAACAGAGGAAGAGTACACCAAACTTGACCACCCATATCTTTCGTGTCCTCGTCGAATGCCTGGATTCAGTGACTATGAAACAGCAAACAAAATCTCAGAGGACTTTGCCGAAAAGAGAAAGATGGTTATTGAGATGACTCTTGGTGGGAACATTCTAGAGAATAAGCAACTTATCCGTCCAGAGATGTCCGATGCAGAAAAAGAAGCGGAACGTAAAAAAGAGTTAGCAAAGAAAGCATCGGGAGGATGTCCATCCTGCGATGTAAAGGCAAAGGTTCGGGATGAAGTTGTAGAATGGTTACGAGTCAACGAAGGACGAGAACCAGACTTCAAGAATGAAGAGTACGCACAGAGGTTCAGAGAAATTTGGGGGAAAGACCCAAGAGTCATTGAAGCAAACCAGAACATTGCGGCACAGCACAAAGGCGAAGAAAAGCAGGGATGTAGTAGTTGTGCTGCCAAGAAAAAACTTCGTGAAGAAATCACGAAGGAATTTGCTGGTAAGTATGAAGGACAAGAACTAAACGAGAAAGTCACCAACGAGTTTAATAAAAGACTCAGAGAATCTAACGAGAGTAAGTGATGTGTAGTGTTGGTGCATAATCGGTAATAGTGCTTGCATCAGTTTCAAGTTTATCTGGGTCGGCTTCACTTGACACGATTGCAATAAATTGATGTCTATTCACACCTCCCGATGGGATGTGGTCATCTCGTAGTTTAATCATAAACCTCAAATAGTTATCGTAGTTTGCTCTTGCATCTTCTACCGCTTGAGTAAAGTCTAACTTTACGGCTTCCCCTGCAATTGCGGTTGCACGGCTAGCAGTAAACTCTGGATAAAGAGGGACAGAATACAATACCGATTGGTTCGAACCTGTAACACCATCACTGTAATCTAACCACTGTCCAGTACCACCAAAGTTATCACCTCTGTGTTCTGCGGTGGAACCCGTGAACCCCATTCCCTGATTGTCCCACCTGTTCACTCCGTGTGTTGGTCCAGTGGTAGATTCGAATCCTCTATATCCAACTCCTTCGTGAGCGTGTCCAGTCACTCCTGTCCCACTATGGTCATACTCATACCAAGTAGCATTTTCAGTTACTCTACCACCACCAACATTCAACATAGCGCCAGAGATTCCAGAGTTAGTTGTGCCTGGGTGGACTCTATGAAAGTCCCAATTGAATGTATTTGAACCTTTAATTGTATTTGATTTATAATAAATGAATCTGAACTGTGCGTCCACTAGTTTATCGCCAGCAGTAATTCCTGCTTTGTTTAAATCAAATACAAATAGGATTCTTGCGACATAACGCTCAGTAGTAGAACCTGCGTGGTCTTCTGGTATTAGAACGTCTGCTATGTTGCTAGTTGTCCAGTAACCGTGGGTACTACCTTGTGGGATTACTCCCTGAAAATTACCCGCATTATCAAAACCAGACACAAGACCGGCAGAGTCTGGTAGTTTTCTGTGTGGATTTTGATTACATATACTAACGTCCACATCAGGAAGTATTTGTGCGTAAATGTTTCCTTCGTGCGGAATACCGTAAGTAGAACCAGCAACTTGCCCACTTTCGTGAAGCATATGCTTAATGGCTTTTCTGGTACTATGTCTTGACATTTACACCCTCAAATTAAATAGTATCAACTACCAAGATATCGAACGATTGCATTGGCATTATCTGACACCAGCATTACTTTAGACATATTATCAATTTCAAGGAAGATGGAATCCATTTCTCTAAGAGGGAATCCGTGTGAGGTGAGTCCTTCTGGTTTATGAGAGTCAGCCCCACCACTTGCACCGACATAAACAAAATCAGTTGTTGCACCAGTGCTGAATGCGGTAATTCGTATACCACTCGACAATCCGTGATGTCCAAATGACATTCCTGCTACGCCTGGTTGGACACTACCATTTGTAAACCCACCACCATCTGGTAGATTAACAGTAATAGTTGGCATAGAAGCAATGGTGATTCCACCGCTGACTCCAACTAGAGTTGTCCTGTCGAGTCCAACATAACCAGTAACACCGACATCGAGGTGTTTGGAACTTCCGAATCCTGTTGCTCCATATGCACCAACTGTGCTGATACTAGAGTATGGTACTGTAACAGCACCAGTTACACCAACTGCTGTTGCTCCACGCGAACCAAACATAGCAATTCCAACATTGTCTGTTGTTACTCCCGCTACACCGAGAATATAAACACTACCAGTCATACCAACTGCTGTGCCACCTGTACCGTATACACCAATTTGTGCGAATGGGGAGTTTATATTTGAAGTGATACCTACAATCAAATCCTGAACAACTGCATTGATAGTGAGACCTGCACTACTAACAATATCAACATTCATACAAGAACCGCCGGCGGCAGTCCCAATACAGCCCCAAACATCTTGGATGTAGTTTCCTACTGTGGTGGATGCGGGAATCTTTACTGGGTATGGACTTGTTAGACTTCCTATGGAAGGCTCGGCGCCTCCCCCGTCATAACCTAGTGCGTGGACTTGCATATGTCCAGTCGGACCAGCAGAGGTCAGAATTGATTCTGTTCGAATAACGTAAGTTTCCCCATCGGAACCCAATACGTTCATATTGTTGGTATCATTGTTGGCCATTATTAAACTCTCCTTGAGATTAGTTTACCTATTATGTATAAATATTATTGCATCACCCCAGAGATATGGTATCATTATTGAGTAAAGGAAATACAGTATGATTTTTGAAGACTCTGACAATTTCGCATCCCAAGTCGAAGATTTCGTAAGAAAGAACGGCGGTGGATATATTGAGGCTGTACTCTCACTATGCGAAAAAAATAACATTGAACCACAGGTGGCAGCAAAATTTCTAACCCAACCAATTATCGAGAAACTAGAAAACGAAGGTCAAGAATCCAATCTGCTCCCCAAAGGGGCAAGATTACCTCTATGAACGGATACGAGGCTTTCTGTATTTATCTAGGTTTGAAACTGCACTTCACAAGAGAATCCTACGACTACTTCAAGTTCAATGGGAAAACGAAGTCCTCGGTGAGAGTCTATGAAAATCGGAAAGACCGATTCTTCTTTGACAAACTAGCCAAGAAGAAGGGAAAGGATGTCTTCGGATTCCTCGTCTCTAATTTTGTGGCAAGAGGAGACTTCTGGGTTGGTGAAGCGATGGATGATGAGGCAGAAGGTATCTTCACGGATTGGAAACGCCGAATGCAATCTCTCACAATGGTCTTCACTGAAGATATTGGAAAAATTCTCAAAGAAATGTCAAGTTCTGATATGCATTTTGACGATATATTTGTATCGGAAGAGGGAAGACATCCATTGTTGATGAGGCTGGTACTGAGGGAAGATATCAGTATTGAGACATTCATTATTATGAATAAGATTCTTGGCTTTATGCAACAGTTTGACATCGATATGAATGACGACCTGTTGTGGGAAGAACTTCGCACAAAGTGCCAGAACTATGAACCATTTGTGGCGATTAAAGACACAACAAAACACCGAAATATTCTAGTAGAAAAGATTCAGGATTACTCTTGACTTTCGTTCTACATAGACTATACTTTACAAGTAATCAAATACCCCGTACACAACGTACACAAAACAAGGAGATACGCAATGGGATTCAATGATATGAAGAAGAAGTCAGCAGGTGGCTTCGACAAACTAACCTCAGAAATGAACAAGTTGACAACTAAGAGTTCAGACTCTTATAAGGACGACCGATTCTGGAAGCCAGAACTCGACAAGTCCAGTAACGGCTATGCCGTGATTCGATTCCTCCCCGCCTGTGATGGAGAAGACATCCCTTGGGCTCGTCTTTTCACTCACGGATTCAAGGGTCCTGGGGGTTGGTATATCGAAAACTCTCGCACTACCCTTGGTGACAAAGACCCTGTTTCAGAAATGAACACTCTGCTTTGGAACAGTGGTCAGGACAGTGATAAGGACATTGCTCGCAATCGCAAGCGCCGTCTATCTTACATCTCCAACATTCTTGTGGTGAGCGACCCTGCAAATCCACAGAACGAAGGAAAGATTTTCCTCTACAAGTATGGAAAGAAAATCTTCGATAAGGTGAACGAAGCAATGAACCCTGAGTTTGAAGATGAAACTCCAGTAAATCCATTCGATTTCTGGGAAGGTGCAAACTTCAAGTTGAAGGTTCGTAAGGTTGCAGGATTTATCAACTACGATAAGTCTGAGTTTGAGTCTACGTCTCCCGTTTATGATGGTGACGATTCAAAGTTGGAGGAACTTTGGAAGACTCAGTATGCCCTTACCGAGTTCACTGACCCGTCCAACTTCAAGTCTTATGAAGAACTTAAGACTAAGTTGAACAAGGTTGTAGGAAACGACATTCGTAGCACTGGTGATGACTTTGCTCGTGCTGAACAAGTTGCCTCTCCCCCCAAGTCTGATGTCTCGTCGTCATCAGCCGCTGAAGCACCCGTCGTTGAAGAGGATGGTGAGTCCGGCGATGCCCTCTCGTACTTCGAGAAGTTGGCAAACGAAGGTTGACACTTTCGTAAATCGATGAGAAAAGGGGACTCTTTCGGGAGTCCCCTTTTTTTATTATCGTCTTCGTGACAATAGATTGTTTAGACTTGTATCTGGATTTCTTGCGTTGATGTTTCCGTGGAAATGCTGTGAGTTGTTCGAAGAAATCTGCATCGGAGCCTGGATTGTGGGTTGAGCAGGCCTGGTGATTTCGTCGGGGGCGAAAGCACCGAATAGTCTTTCGGCTAAACCAACGGGTTGTGATTGTATGTTCTGTTGCTGTGAAAGTTGCAATGCATAACCAGCATTGTCCATATTCACACCATCCAACTTAATCATTTCGTCTGCCACGTTACCGATAGAAGTTGCCAATTTATTGAATGCTTCTGCTTTCTCGTCAACTAGTTTCGCTGGAATGATATCCAAGAAGTCGAATGTTTTGTTTAACATTGAGAATAGATTACCAACATCCTGTTCACCTAGTTTGGTAATACTAAACAATGAAAGCAATCCATCGGCAAATTTACTCATATCTATTCTGCTCAGTCTGGAAAGGGCAGTCAATACATCATCATCGCCGAGTTCGTCCGCTATTTCTGCAATAATCCATATTGCGTTTTCCGCTCCGTCTGTGTCTACTTCGATTCCACCAAACCTCGCAAGCGATGCTGATATATCGTCAATTAGTTTGGGAATTTTCACCAGTGAGCCTGGTTCCATCGTAGAAAGTGCGGCGATTATTTCTAGTGCGGTTGGAGGACTACCACCACCAAAGAGACTGAGGAATCCTCCGATGACATTACCGATTGAACCAAGAACTTTTCCACCTGCACTTGCGGCGGCGAACGCTAAGATTGCAGCCGAAAGTACACCAATTGAAACTGCGGTTCCTGCTATACCAGTTGCGAGTCCTGCCGCTCCAAATCTCTCAAATGTACTCACTACTCCCTCTAGTACATTTCCTATTACATTACCAATAGCAGTGATGACATTTACGATGACATCACCAATTGTTGAAATTATGTCACCTACTGATTGAAGGATTTTCGGGATGAGAGTAAATAATCCTAAGAAAACTTCTTTAAATGCTGGCATAGCAACTTTGGCAAGTCTTATTAATACTTCACCTATCAATTCGAATACAGGCATAAAGTAATCAGCCGCTTTTCCAAATTCCTGCATCGCTTTACCAAGCACGAACATAGCACCTGCAACTATGACAAGTGCGGCTGCACCTGCGAGAATTGCGACTGCACCAATACCAGACATCATTAATGCACCAAGTGCCGTAAGTGTACCTACCAAGAGAAGTATTGATACTGCGGCAACTCCTACCGCCTTCCAAGTTACCTTGGTAAACTCTACCATTGCTTTGGAGAATAAGAATATACCACCTGCAACGATACCCAGTGCGGCGGCTCCTAGTAGTACATTCTTCTTACCAAAATATCCAATACCTCTAGCAAGTTGTTTCATCATATCAGCAATACCCTTGCCGATTGATTTTATAACCTTACCAACACTCTTGGCAATATTATTAATAACCTCACCAATAGATTTGAAGATAGTCTTGAGTGTATCAACTAGACTCTTAATTATGCCCTTAAACTTGTCTGTAAGTTTGGTTATAAATCCTGCTGATTTGCTTGCTTTACCTATCGATGAGGCTGCTCCTGAATCTGTTGTCTTGAAGAATTTGGAAAGTCCAGCACTCCACTTCTTTGGCATAATAAAACCAACTGCTTTACCAACACCACCTGCAACAGCACCAACCACTTTCTTGAGGGGTGTCATTAAGAATGTTGCGGCTTGTGCAATCCACTTACCAGACAACGCTCCCAACACTGCATCCATAAATCCGCCAGGGATTTTCGGACAATCACCATCGTCTTCACCACCACCACCACCTGCTTTCAGTGCGGCAACAGTTTCGTCGTGTTGTCTTTCGTCAACTGCGAGTGCTTCGCTTTCGTTTTCCTTGCTACCAAGGGCGCCCTCTGTTTGTTTTTTCTGTTGTTCTAATTGACTTTCTTCTAAACCAAGAACTTTTCTATTATGCTTATTGATTTCTCTCAACTCGCCAATAATAGATTGCTGTGATAATTGTAGTGCAAGTTCTTTACCACCTTCACTTGCGTTTGCAAGTGCGGATGATTGTGCTGCCATCTTGGCATCTTGCTGACCACCAGCGGCAGACATACCCTGTGCGGTTGCCTGGGCTTCTCTTGCTTGTCTCTTCTTTCGAATTACTGTACCAGCAAACTTACCGAGGATACCACCACCCAACACACTCTCTGCGAATTTATCGAGAGAGGGAAGGGTTTCCATAATTGCACCCTTGAGTATTGATGTGTTGTTTGATATGCTTTCTAGACCTCTAGAGGCAGTCTTTGCCATAAAGTCTAGTCTTTCTGCTTCCTCCTCAGAAAGAGATTTATGTGCTTCCTCACGCATCGCGTGGATGTTCTGAAGAATTGCAATTGCTTCACCTTGGTCTGCTTTTCGCAGATTCTCCATCAAGCCACCCATTCGTTTTTCGAATGACTTGCCCGTTTCTGATTGCATATCCTCGAAGGCCTCGATACCCTCGTTTACATCACGAATGTTTTCATCTGCGAACGTAGAGATATCAAATTTAATTCTGTCTGCCCACTTCTGGGTAGCACGGAAAGATGCAGTAAGTTCTCTACCGAATCCTGCGAGAGAGTCCTCTCTCATATCTAAGAAGTTTGCTAAACCATCTGTGACGTTTGCCGCAGACGCAGTGTACGCCTTAAAGTCATCACTAAAGGAACTAAAAGCCTTATCGACACCGCTAAGGTTGTCGTTATTCTTTTTGAGTTCTTTTGTTAGGTCTTCAAGTTGTTTTCTGTCTGCTGCCATTTTACCTTCTTGTTCGGTTTATTTGTGACTGTTCCTTCTGAATTCTTTCATTCTCTTCTTGAATGTGTTCATTCAGAAGAGTCACATATACGTCTCTTTCCCAAGGCATCATCTCTTCAATCTCTGTCAAACTCCATTGATGATGTTGTATCATTGCGAAGTTTGTCTTAATCATATTAATCAGGTTGTTGTGAGAGAGGCCGATTCGAAAAAATTCTGTAGCCCACTCAGAACAAATGTGTTTTTTGCACCACAGTGTGGACAGGTGTATTTAACTTCGTGTTCGAGTTTCGGCATATTCTCAAAGAATGCTGAGATTTTCTTGAAATGCTCTTGGGGTAAATTTTCTATGAATTCGTTTACTTCCTTCTTGGTGAAGTCCTTGTATACTTGGTCTTCATCATAAATTGTCTCGATACAATTACAAATCAACTCAAACAACTGTGCCGCACTTTCCATACCTTCTTCGTTGTCTTTTATCATATCGAGAGTGGGGTATGCGAGAGTGCAACCAACATCACTTGTAAGTGGAACCTTAAAGTCTACCTTCTTTTCTGGGAACTTGACCTTTACTTTTTTGAGGTCAACATTGATGGTTGTTGCTTCGCCACATTCACCACACTCTAGACTTATCTTTGCTACATCTTCTACAGATTTAATTCTGAGTTGTAGGAAAAGATATTCAACATCAAAAATTGGCAGTTTGTTTACCTCTACTGCACCATCTGTGCAGTTGGTAATAATCTGACGAAGAACATTTGAAATTTCTTTTTGTTTTCCACTTTCCATAGCCAGAAGAAGAAGTTTCTCTTCCTTGACTAAGAAGGGACGATACTTAACAGTCTCACCAGTGGAGGGGAGTGTCAACTCATAAAACGGGGTATTGATTTTTGGTAAAGCCATAATTTATCTCCTATGATATAATGATTATAATACGATTTCTTCCCAAGTCCTGTACGCAAAGTCTACGGTTTGCTTCATATATGTATTCATTTGGTCATACCCAACTTCGATGGGCGAGATGCTCTTGGGATAAGCATCTGTACATCTGACTCCGTAGATAGGACCGTTTTCTGTACCACCCTCTAGAGGGTATTGGTATACTTGAATTTCTGCACGATAATCATCATAGTATCCAAAGTCACCAGTCTGGGGGTCGTGTATAACTTTATGCCAGGCATTAACCAATTCTCTCACTCGCATTTCTTTGTCCATTCGGAATGTCAACGACAAGTCTCCCGAAAAGATTTTCTCGTAAGCAAGTTCTCGTACAGGTCCATATATTCTATTAGGTTGAGTTCCTACTGCTGAGCCAGGGAAAGATGCATTCTCACAGAGGATAGTTAAGTTTCTTGCATCCATTCCGATATTTGCGTTTGCGGCTTCAAAACCAGGACCTGCAATAATAATCTCGTAAGTATGGTTACGGACAATACCTTTATACTGTCCAGTAAAGGTCTGTAGACTATTCGGTAGTTTTGGTGCTTGTGCCATTAATTTCTTTCTTCCCTCAATGTATTGTCCCAGATTGCTGATTTACTGCTCTTCTTGAATCTCTCTACGGGGAGATTGATAGCAATCGGCCAATCATCTGCTGGTATATTTATAAGATTTCCTGTAATTAATGAAGTTTTATATCGGCGAAAACAGGATTTGAAAATCTTCCACTTAGCCACTCTTTTCATAGTACCATATGGAAGAACAATTCTATTTCCTTGCCTATACTTTTGTAGTAGCAAGAACATTTGTAGTCTTCTTTTGGGTGGAATATAGTGGAAATTTATACCGAAGAATGTATCCTTCTCTCGACTCAGCATCAAGACAAGTGGAAATGTATCATAGAAAGGTAGAGTTGCGTGGTATTCTGGCTGATTATAGAAGAAGCAATACAACTGACCAACAAACAATCTAGACCTTTTGCGAACTGGGTCAGAAGCAACCATATCTCTTATTTGATTTCGGTCTGATGCCTTGATGTTTTGATTGACAGTGTTCCTGAACCAGTTCCAGTTGTCTTTGCCAACATTCGCATCCCTTCTCAATTTCTGGAAGGAATCAAATATACTTGAACCTGTGAGTATTTGTTTAGCCACCTGTGAATAGTTCCTTCTCTGTTAGTATTTGAAACTTCCATCCTCTGTTCTCAGCAAACTCTTTGGCTGCTTTCCACTTTGCACTATTGATTCCCCAAGTCTTCACCTCGTTGATGTACCTCTTTGTTCTTCTTTGTGGTTTTTCTGGGGGAGAGCATTGTTTTTTTGGTTTGATTTCGATTAGCCTTGTTTCGGTAAACCCTTGCTTATTCTTACATTTTATGATAAAATCAACAAAGTAGCGATGGTATCTGTTGTCGATTGGTGACCTGTATGGTATAAATAGTTCTTCGGAACCCCATTCGATAATAGCGTCTTTCTGGTCACAGAACACCATAAATCGACGCTCCCACAACGAACGATAAATAATATTAGTTGGGTCGCCGATGTACTTCTGTGGGTTTTTCGGTTTGAATTTTCCTTTGTATGGCATATATAATATGTAGTAGAAATCCAGCAGGAGACTTTAATGGCAACAAATAACGTCAAATTCCCAATTGACTTGGTAGATTCACCAGAACACCATCACTATCTTTATTTTCGAATCTACTCCAACTCGTCTGCGAGTCTCGGAGGTAGTAGTAAATCTATGCCAGCGGAAGATAATGAAATGGCCTCTGCCCCAGGCGAGGATACTCTGTTGAGTAAATTAGATAACTCCCGTGGACAAACACCAAACTACAGTAATGTCGGAAACAATGCGGCAAACAAAGCAGGCGTGGCAAAAACGGCAGCGGACAATGCTAAAGCGGCAGCGGAAGCAGTATTTACAGAAACCTCATATCAAAAATCTCAAAAAGTAAACAGTGATGTAATTTGGCTACCTTTCCCTCAGTCAGTCAATATGTCAGATGGATGGAACTGGGAAACTGTATCTTTCCAAAGAACAGTTGCTGGTGAAATAGCGGCAGGAAATTTGCTAGAGGGAGCAGAGAAAGCAATCCAATCTGGTGTGGGTGCTGTGGGTGGTGCCTTGATGGAAAACGCAGACAAATTTATGCAACACCAAGTTGCAAGAGTCGCTAACCCAAGAAAAGAATCAATGTTCAATGAACCAAATATGAGAAAATATTCTTTTGAATTTGACCTTGCTCCAAGAAGTGTAGAAGAATCAAATGCGGCTCAACAAATAATCCAACTCTTTAAATACCACGCATCTCCAGAATTGTATGACGGAGACAATGCACTGTATAACTATCCTTCCGAGTTTCAAATTTACTTTGTATCAAATGGTGCAGAGAATCAATACATCGGAAAAATTGACAGATGTGCTTTAGAGAATATGTCAGTCAACTATACAAATGCAAATATGTGGTCAGCGTTCAAAGATACAGGCGCACCAACTCACCTGAAGTTAACTCTTGAGTTTACTGAACTTTCACTCCAGTCGAGAAACAGTCTGAAGAGATTGGACGGAGGAGAATAATCTATGTCATTCTTTAAAAACTTTCCACTCGTTCGTTACGACATAAACAAAGATGGTAATCGAAAAGTTGCCATTGATATATTGAAAAGAGTTGTGTTTCGAGGAGACATCACTGGACAGACTTCTCTCTTTTCTGAGTATACCATAGAGGACGGAGAAACACCAGAGATGGTATCGGATAAATTTTTCGGTACGAGTAATCTGCATTGGATAATTCTTCTGATGAATGAAATTACCGACCCCTACTTCCAATGGCCAATGAGCGAAAATACACTCAACGATTATGTTGATAAGAAATATGAAGGCAGAGCATATTACATTGGAAATGAAAGCGGTGCATATTTTAAACCAGACGAAGAAGTATACAAGAGCGATAACAAGACAGTGCGAGGACTTGTGAAGTCATATGACCCAACACATAGAAAGTTAACTCTCTATAACACAAAAGGAAACTTCTCAGTTTCGGATGTGGTTGTTGGTACAGACTCAGAACAAACGGGAACTATAACAAGAATAGTCGATATCAATGGCGAGTCTCTTCATCACTTTGAAAATGCAGACACCAACTATCTCTATGAAGATTTAGACCCACTTGCGAGCCCTCCAAGTTCTGGCAAACAAGTGACTCTTGGTGCCACTGGTGCTGGATTTGGTAATGGTACAACTGATGGTGTGACATTTGGAAGTACAATTCTATATTCTTATGTTAATAGTTTAGACGCAAACACAACCACACACTCGGTTGTGACAAATCGTGAATACCATCGAAATTTAAACGAGCAATTGCGAACCATAAAGATACTTAGGCGCGAGTATCTAACGGGCGTAGTAGATGACTTGAACAGGGTGATTTCTAGATGAGTGATATTGACCAAAAAGAAGCAGTAAATTTATGGGATAAAGAAAACCCAATTCAAACCGCACCAGACGGTTACGCGGGTGATAACGACTATAAATTAAAGTCAATAGAAATTGTATCTCCGTCTGGTGGTAAGGTGGATGTTTCTAGAATATTTACTAATATGAAAATGTATGAGGACTTATTGTCAAACACTATGTCCTGTTCTTTGTCTTTTCAAGATACAAATAACATTGTTCGACACCTTCCCATTATTGGTCAACAAGAAAAGTTAACTATAACTTGGGCGATTCCTGGCGAAAAAGATGTTGTACTTGAATTTGACATCTACGCAGTTGTTACTAGGAATATATCAGACACAGGCAAACAACAAATGATAACTGTTCGGGGGGTTTCCTCTGAACAATTCAAAAACATACACACCAGAGTCAGTAAATCATTCTATAAAAAAATAGATGAAATGGTTAGTGAAATTTTTACAGAACATTTAGAAGATAGTGGCAGTAGTGACCAACACAAATTGAACATTGATGTCAAAACTGACAGCGAAAAAAGAAAATTCATCATTCCAAACTGGCACCCATTCGACGCAATCAATTGGTTAGCAGATAGAAGTCAAGGTGAAGAAAACCCAGAGGCTTGTCACTTTATCTTTTATCAAAACAGAGAAGGATTTCATTTCAGTACTATTGAAAAGTTGTTCGAAGAAAAAGACCCAAAGATGGCATACTACTATACTCCAAGAAAGTATAGAGAGAGACCTGGATGGTTCCGCGACCCTGGCTTCGAATCAAGAAACATTCAAAGACTAATCATAGATGAGCCAGGGGATAGACTATCCGAAAACATTCAAGGGATGTATGCTTCAAAAATTCTCACGCACGACATTGTTCGTAAGAAGTACGAATACAAAGAGTATTCGATGAAAGACAGTTTCAAAAAGACAAAGCACGTTCCACAACCAGACAAAGAATCATACCCAATTGCAGAATCTCTCGATGAATTTAGTGATAAACCAGATACCTTCTGGAACTTTTGTCCTATTCACAAAAATCTAAATCAAGAAAATGAATTACACGGTGGTGACACCGTAGAACAAAATGAAAAATACTCAGAGTGGCTACTAAAAAGAAAGTCCTTGATGAGACAAGTGGGTGGGATGATTATCAATGTTGAAGTCTCTGGTGATTCAAGAAGAAAATGTGGAGATGTAGTAAATCTCCGATTGACACCTTTGCAGCCAGGTTCCAAGGAAGATGAAAATCTTGATAAATACCTTTGTGGTAACTATCTTGTAACATCCATAGAACATAAAGTTACACCTGATGGTTATGTTATGAGTATGGAACTGAGTAAGGATAACCAAAATGAAGCGTATCCTTCGTCCTCAGACTTCGTTGGTTCCATTGACAAAAACAAAGCAAACACTGTAGAGTAGGAAAATAAATGCTAAACTTTTCTCAACACGAAGAATTAACAGAGGGTCTTCACCTTCTTAACGAAAAAGAAATCGTCATTGCCAATGGTGCAAACTATGGTCAGATTGTTTTCTTGGTTGGTGGTGCAGGCAGTGGCAAAGGTTACGCAAAAAATCACTTTATGCAGGGCAACAAGTTTAAGAACCGTGACGTTGACGAGTGGAAAAAGGCGTTCCTTCGAATTGCAAATATGAGGAACAAGTATCCAGAACTCAAGGCTCTTGATTTGCGTGTTCCCGATGATGTTACAACTCTTCATATGTGGGTGAAAGAAAAGGGAATCAAAAACAAGACTCTTGACTTGCTTCTAACAGACGCACGAAAAGGAATCCTTCCAAACATTATCTTTGATATTAC